ACAGGCCAAGGCGCGCGAAGTTCTCGGCCCGTCGTCCTGCCGCCGTGATTTCCGCTTGGGAGGCTGAATCACGGAACTGACGGATGGTGTTAAGCATCTCCATATCACCGCCCGCCGCCGTGGTGGCCGCGTTAAAATCGCCGCCCGCAAGAGCCGTTCCGACCGCCTGTCGCGTCCCCAGCCCCTGCGCCCGTTCTGCCCCTTGCGTGTCGCCATACTGGCCCGCCGTAGCCGCTGCGCCGGTATAGTCCCGCGCCGCAATCTGGCCCGCATAGGTGCGGTCGCCACGGGCACGATAAATGCCCTGCCCCATCTGCCCGCCAGTCATCAGACCGCGTTGAAAGCCGTCGAATGGATTATTCATCGTCCGAACCACCCTTGCGAGCCGCCGTAAAGGCCAATGCCCGTGCCAATCGCGCCAGTCCATGCATTAGCACTGTTTGTCTGGCCTTGCGCCCGTGCATTTGCTCCGGTCATCATCAGGTTCCCGACGTTGCTCGCGTTTTGCATCCCGGCCTGACCGATGTTGCCCGCAATCTGCGGAGCCTGACCGGCAATGCCGCCGACACGGTTTAGCCAATCGTTATAGAAGCTGCCGAAGGTGTTTTGTCCTTGGGCTTCCAGCGCCTTCATGCGGCGTCCAGAATACATCCCGCCAACCAGCGGAGCGGCGCGGTCGATTGCGGTGATGCCAGCGCGAAGCTGCTCTTGATAGCCCGGCGTGTTGCGGACTTGAGCGCCAATGTCGAGAGCGCCTTGGTTTCCGCCCGCTTGACCGGGCTGGACTTGCGGGTCATTTCCGGGGACGCCAGCACCGCCGTAAAAAATCTGCGGCCCGCCAACGTCTTCACCGCCCGGCATATACTGCCCGCCGCCCGTCATCAGGCCCGGTGACATCTGGACCGCCATATCCGACGCGCCGCCGCCTTGGAACCCGCCCTGCGAAGGCCCGCCTGACACGCCTTGGAACCCGCCTCCCGTCATCATGCCCCCGCCGCCCTGAAAGCCGCCCGGTGCCTGCCTGGGCTGGGATTGCGGCCCACCCAAGCCAAGGGCTTGCATATACGTCCCCGACGCGCCCTCGGCCCGACGATATGCGGGCATCTGTAGGGCGAGAAGCTGCTGAAACTGCTGATTTTGCAGATCAGCGGCGCGGTCGGTCGATTGCGAAATCGTGCTGCCCGCGCGCCTTGATGCGCTGGACGACAAGGCGGCAGAACCGACTAGGCCGCCGCCAAGAAGCAACGCGGCAGTAGTGCCAATGGCCATTTTAGAACCTCTTTACGAAGGCGACTTCGTTCTTTTGATACCCCGCGCGAGAATAAACGCGCTCAACTCGGTCGAGATTATCGTCAGCAAGGGCGGCGCATTGAACGCCATTTGCCCCGTTTTCCTTGGCCCACGCCTCAAAAGCCTCGCGGACTTTGCGACCGTTTCCGTCCGGCGCCCACCAACCGACCTCAAACGCGATGACCACGGAGGGATTGAACCAAAGCGGGACCAACGCCCCCAAAATCATGCTCTCTCCACACAAGAAGACCGCACCATTATCAATGACGCCGCCGAGAAACACTCTAAAGGCTTCCGGGTCGAGCGGGTCGTCGCGCCAAGGCGAATAGGCGTGAAAATCCGTCCCAAGTCGGACAACGGTGTCCAGATCGTCAGCGGTTGCGCGCTTAATCAAGGCGTTTGGTCCGACCGGAACAGGTTAAGCGACAAATTCACAACCGACCCCGCATCGGCCTTGAAATGCAACGACGCCCCCGCCGCAACCATCATGCCCGCAATGTCAAGCGAGGTCGATTGACCGGCATAAACTGTCTGGACGTGAACCTTGTTTGCGTCCGTAGCTGAGCCGCCCGATGCCACCTGATGCACCGTCACCAAACGGGCCACCGTGTCGATGTTCTGAACCTGCGCCCGAACAACGGTCACAAGCTCGTTAGCGCCCGCCGTGGCCAAAGCGACCGAACTGGTCGTTAGAACCGTGGCAACGCCTGTGCCTCTTGTCGCCATCAGTAAAACTCCACCACCCAGATTTTGCCCGCGCCGCCATTGCCGCCAGCCCTCGCGTTACCCGAACGGGCCGCGCCACCGCCGCCACCAGCGCCGTTAAACCCGGCCCCGCCAGCGCCGGACACCGATGAACTGGAACCGCCGCCACCGCCGCCAAAGCCCGCGCCGATGAACGTGGCCGAAATCGCATTTACACCGCCGTCAGAGCCGGTCCCGAGACCACCCGACCCGCCGCCACCCGTTGCAAGCGCGGTTCGCGGTGAGCCTGCCGCGCCGGAACCCCCGACCGCGTTTGAGCCGTTGTAATAAGCGCCGCCACCGCCACCGGGTGCGCCCATTGCCGTATTCGGCGCATCCGAACCGTCGCCGCTTGAACCGCCGTTTCCACCGCTACCGCCAAGATAAAGACCGCCAACCGCTGTATTTGCGGCTCCCGCCGTCCCGGACGCCAAACCAGCCGTTCCGCCCTTTGCGGCGAGAAAGTCTCCGAACGCGCTATTTCCGCCCGCCGTGCCATTTGAACCCGCCGCGCCCCCGGTTCCAGCCGCGCCGACCGTGACCGATACCGTGACCGGCAAAAGAGAGCCTTCAATCGCGGCAAATGATACGTTTGCACCGCCGCCGCCGCCACCGCCGTTCGCACTGGCAGTGCCACCTCCACCCCCACCCCCACCACCCACGCCATAAACATGGATGGCTCGAACGTCGGGGTTGAGCCGCCATGTATCGTTCGCGGTGAACTGGATAACCCGCGTTTGAGGTGGACGGGCCAATCCGCCTAGAAACTGGGCAAAGTTGGTGTCCGTGGTCTTCTTGTAATCATCCAACATTGCGCGGATGCGCTCGACACCCTGCGCTTGCACCTGCTGCAACGCCGTTTCCAGCGTTCGCCGCACCTTTTCCTCACCCGAGGCCGTCGTCAGTGACGACAACTGACTAAGCAAGGTCGTCCCTAGAACGCTGTCCAGATCGTCGTTAAAGCCGCCCGTCCGACGCCAGAGGTTCGTCATCACCCGCAAGCCGTGCGGGGTCAGAACGCCCGTCGAAGGGTCAATAAACGCTATCCGCGTCCCCGGCGGGTCAGCCTTAACCGGCCTCGGCTCAAGCGGCGAAACCATCAGTCAATATCCGCATAAGCCGCGAATATCGCCCGCTTTGCCGCGTCCGTAATCGTGAACTTGAACGCGCAACCCCGGCTCATACCCTGACTTGACCATATAACACGACGGAACCTGTCGCCTTGCTTTCCGAACGACCGGATGAGCGGCGTCGAAAACTCCTCACCATCCTCAGTCCGGCTTAGGGTGATTTTCGGGTCCAAAGTCTGCGACCCCACGCCAGCCTCAATGCGAACCTCAACGCTGTTGATGCTAAACCGTTCGCCCTGATTATCAATCCAAGGCGTAATCATTTCAAACGGCAGAACCGCACCGGCTTCGGTGTAGCCGCCAAGCTCATAAACCTGCGCGCCGCCAACCAGATGCTTTCCGTGGGCATAGGCATAATAAGGCACTGACCATGTGTCAGACCCGTATGACGCCCGTTCATGCCAAAGGTTCGTCGCTTGGTCCCAAACCACACAACCGGACGGGTTACGGAACACCACGAACAAGTGACCTTGCCAAACGTGCGCCGTGGCAATCGTCAGCGATGCGTCAGCCCATGAAGCGATTTCTTTCTCAATCGCAAAGGTGCTAATCCGCGCCGCCGTGCGCCCATCCAGACGCCGAACCGTCTTATCCGACGCAATCCAGAAAATCGTTTCGTTCGTTGCCGCCTCGGCCCGGACCCCGATCAAGCCAATATCGAGCGGCGTGTCCTGATAGCGCGAAATCGGGAAAACGCTATCGCCCGAATAATACCAGAACTCGACCGACCGCTTGCCGAACAAGATCAGATCACGGCCCACTCGGCGCGTCCTGACCAGCTTGTCCGGCGAGGTGTCCGCGCTGTCAAAGTCCAGCGCGTCATAGTTACCCAGCGGGTCATTTTGCGGCGAGATGAAAAACTGTTCCGTGTCGCTTTCGGTGTAAACGTAAAAGCCGTTCAGATACTCGACCGACGACGCATCCGGCGCATCCGGGTCGGTTTCCTCAGTGACGCTGGACCCGTTATAAACGTAAATCGCACCGTTGACGGTAACGACCACATTGGTCCCGTCAGACGCCATATCGACCACGCCCGCAGGAATGGCCCCTAGCGTCGTCACAGAGCCGTTAGAAGCAATCTCGACAAGGCTGGACGCATTAACCGCAAAGAGCCTGTCAGCGACCGACAAAAGCCCCCTTACGGCCCCCGTCGTAGCAAACGCGGAAAAGCCCGGCGTCCCATAAACCGGCGTCGGCTCGCGACCTTGCGGCGTTTGTTCCAGATAGCCGTTGATCAGTCGTTCGGCACTAACCGCCGGGGATAGCGCCTCGCCGCTTTGCTTCCCAATCTGAAGCGGAACGCGCATCAGTAATAGGTCGCCCGCACCGACTCACGGCGCTCGCTCGATTTAGCGGCGGCTATCATGGCCTCCGCGCCGGTCGCGTCATACGACTTGGCAAAAATGTTCATGGACCGCACCGAGGCAAGGTCACAAAAGGCACCCGCCACAGCGTCCGGGATGCTGTCTTCATCCCACCAGACCAAACCCTTATCCATCAGCCGGGCGCGCTCTTGATCGACGCGGCGCCCCACGCGAGCGAAGTCCTCGGCGGCGGGTTCCGACACGGCGTCGATAACCCGCAGGTTTTCGAGAACCTGTCTGATAGCTTCGGCTCGGGTCATGGCGTCTTCCTGCAAAAGAAAGGGGCGGACCAGACTAGGCCCGCCCCAATCTCAACCGCCTTACGAAGCGGCGATACCAACCGTGTTACCGGCGGCAGTGGTGGCAAAATAGCCAGTCACAACGCCGTGGTCTTTCAGGTCGTCAGTGTCGCCAGCGCCGGTCCCGAACAGGATTTTGCGGACGCCGTAGATGCCGTCAATGGCAACGCCATACTTGTCACCATAGTCGAACTCTTCCGTCTTCGAGCGCCAACGCTTCGCGTAAGCAACCGCAACGGCTTGAGCGCCGAGCAGGTAAACCGGCGTGACCTCAGTGGTGCCAGAAGCGCCAAGGTTGAGATAAACCGGGATGTTGTCCTGCTCCTTGACGATGACGCCATTCCAGAAAATGTCACCACCCTCGAAGAGCTTGGCGGCTTCCATCTGGACCGACGTATTCGCCAGCACCTCGTTATCGATGCTGTCCCGCAGGTTCTTGAACGCGGCAGGGTGGCAGAGCGCGACGTAGTAACGCTTGCCGTTGCCGGGGTCACGAACCGGACGGATTTTCGGATTTGCCGTCTTGGCCTTCAGAATCATCCCGTCCAGCGCGTTGGCATTGAACAGGTCGTTCGTGGTGTCGAGAAGGGCCGCGTCAGCCGAGAAGTCAGTGAAACCACCGACGCCCGCACCGAAATAAACGCGGTCGGCGTTATCCACCAGCCACGCATCACGCTGGGCTTCAGTCGAAGCGGTGAACGAAATGTCACCGTTGATCGAGCCGAGAGCCTGAATAACGAGGTCGCGGGTGTCTTCCATCGCCCAGTCCTTCAGCGTGGCGCGGCCAGCTTCACGAAGGGAGATAGCCGACTTTTGCTCGCTCATTTCAGCGATGCGGACGGCGTTACGGCGCTTGTTGACGTAAATCCGCATGGAACGCGAACTCATGTCCTCTTCGTTGCCTTCCAGCGTCGAAGTGCCGGTGACCGCAGCGTTAGTCAGGCGATTAACGAGAGCGATGGTGATGGAGTCGCCCTGCTTTTTGGTCAGGTCTTCCTTCACTTGGATAACGGAATTTTCGTCCGCACCCATCATGGACTTGATTTGCAGGTCCTGAAGATACTCGGTGAAGAACTTGTCTTCCCACTGTTGGACGACAAGGCCGGTGGCCGGGGTCGTATCGGGCATTTTAGTTTCTTTCTATGAGATACCGGCGTCACACGACGCGGGCGTGATTGTTACCGCTTGAGGATGTCCCCAATCGGCGTTGGACCCGCAAAGGCCGGACCTGTGCGCGACGGCGCGACAGACCGCTGACCCGATGCGGGCGCGGGAATGCGGGGCTGGGCCATCGGCGCGGACGCCTGAAACTCAGCTTGGATTTCTGCCCGAAGGCGGTTGCGCTCGGCCTCACGCCAAGCGTTCGGGTCGTCCCCGATCTCAGCCGAGAGTTTCTCTCGCTGGTATTGCTGAAAAGCCGCGCCCCAAGGGTGACGCTGTTGAATAGCCCACGCCTCAATATCGGGGCGCGTCGTCAGCCATTCCTTCACCGCGTCAAACTCTTGCTCGCCGTGCTTATCGACGAAACGGTCTTCCGACCGCTCAAGTCTGTCCATCACCCGCATGGTCTCAAAGTGACCGATTGGGTCTTGCCGGGGGTCCGGCAGATGCTGTTGCGGAACCTGCTGACGGGCTTGCTCAAGCTCGCGCTCAAGAGCCGCTGCACGGTCCTTTTCCTTCTTTAGTTGCTTGCGATACCAGAACGGCTGTTCGGCCTCTGGTTTCGCCTCCGGTTTAGCCTCCGGGGCGGCTTCCTGAACGGGGGCTTGCGCCTCCACAGGAGCCGACTGGTCATCCGCCAGAATGGCTTCAATACCGGTCGGCTCCATCTCGACCTCATGGGTCGGGGCTTCATTGTCGATCATGCGATATGTGGCGTCTCTCGACGCTACCTCTCGGGCTTACCGGCCCGGACGGACCTCCGCTTATGCGGCGATGAACTGCCCCTGATCGGGGAACTGTGGAGCCATAGTCCGTCCAGCGATTTCCTCGCCTTGGGCCATGCTCTTGAATGCGTCGGCGCGCTTTTTCTCGATGTCCGCTGCGGCCATGTCCTGTTGCATTTGCATCTGACTTTGTTGCGCCGCCTGCGCTTGCGGGTTCGGCTGGGCCATACCCTCTAGAACCTGAAGGATTTCCCGCTTTTGGTTAGATGTCAACGCCGGGTGTGTCTTAACCGCAATCTGGGCAAACTGCGGCGGCATCTGCGCCAGCATCGGCAGAGTCGTCACGAACGC